CGCTTTGCCTTGCCTGGTACCTCACCGCGCCCTTTGGCTGGAAGGCATCCTGGGATGATATCGACATCCCGGCCTTGATCGCCGCCGCGAACATCTGCGACGAACTGATCGGCACCCGCGCAGGCGTTTATGAAAAGCGCTACACGGTGAATGGTCGTGTCTCCCTTGGTGAGGGAAAGATTGCCATCACCCGCAAGCTCGTTGCCGCCATGGCGGGCGCACTGGTGGTCTCGGGCGGGCGGTTCTTTATTCATGCGGGCGGGCCGGCGCTGCCTATCACCACGCTCAATGCCAATGCGCTGCGTGGCGATGTCACCATCCAGGGCAGCCGGCCGCGCCGGGATCTCTTTAACGGCGTGCGCGCGGTCTATGTGGACCCTGCAAAAAACTGGCAGCCGACCGATGCGCCGCCATTGTTGGCCGCGAATTATGTCGCCGAGGATGGGGGCGAGGCGATTTATCGCAGCATGGAATTTCCGCTGACGACTTCGGTCGCGACCGTGCAGCGCATCATGAAGGCCGAACTGGAACGCAATCGCCGCCAGCGTGAAGTGGCCTTTCCGGCCAATCTCTCTGCGTTGCGGCTGCGGCCCTGGGATAGCGTGACGCTGGCGCTTGACCGGCTTGGCCCCTTTCCCGCGCGGGTGTCTGTCGGGCTATGAATTGGAATTCCGTCCGGCCTATGTTGCCGCCTGGCAGGGTTATGGTGGGGCGCTGAGTGCCACCGCGGCCTCCATCGCCACCAGTGAGCCAACGGCGTTCAGGCTGCGCGCCGTGGCCCGCAGTGGCGCGGTTTCCGGCTGGCAGGAGGCCGCCATTCCAGGTGGCGTCACCGCACTGGCAGCGCTTGGCATTGCGGGCGGTGTGCGGCTTACGGGAATCCTGCCGCCCGAGGTGGTACGCTTGCAGGTGTTTGAGGCGAGCAGCGCCAATCTTTCCCAGGCCGTAAAGCTGGCCGCCGAACCTACTGCGCTGCCCTGGGATCGCACCGGGTTAAGCACCGGGCAAGCCCGGTGGTATTGGCTGCGTTCTGTCTCGGCCGAGGGTAATGTCTCCGCGCTGATCGGGCCGGTCACCGCTACCGCAATCTAGGGGCGCTGCCATGGCCGCACGCATCGATGATCTGCTGGTGCTGGGGCAGAATATCTCGAAGACCGATCTGGCAAAGTATCTGCGCGACCGTGAGGCGGTGCTGCCCTTTGATTTCGGTGGGCTTGGCGATGGCGCGGCGAATGATCGCGCGGCCATTCAGGCCTGTTTTGATCGCGCGGCGGCGGATCGCAAATTCGCCGTCATCCCGCCCGGCACCTGGCGCGTGGATGCTGGCGTTGTGCTCGGCGGCGGCGCGCGTGGACTGATCATGCAGGGCATCATTCAATATACTGGCGCCACCAATGCGCCCGCCACGGTGCTGACGTTGGGCGATGGCGGCACCACGCGCAATGGCGAAAAGCTCTATCTCGGCCTGCAAGTCACGCGGCAAATCCAATCCGATTGGGTCAGTGAGGATGATATCGGCATCCTGGCGCGCAATCTTGATTCCTCGCTGCTTGATCTCCGCCTGGTATCCGGGTTCACCATTGGGCTGCGTACCCTTGGCGATGGGCGGGGGTTTGAGGATAGCACGCTGAACCTGGGGCGCATTCTGAACAATCGCTACGGGCTTGATGCGCATGCCGCGACGGCGACGGCCTGGAATACCTCCATCCGATACTATGGCGGGCATTTTGCCTGCGGCACGGGGATCAACCCGGCGCTGGACCGTTTCGGCGTTCGCTTTTCGCGCGGTGCCGTGGACGCCTATAACAACCACAACCGCCATGTCTTTGACGCGCCGAATTTCGAGTTGCGCCAGCTTGATCCCAATAGCGCCATTCCCTTTTTGAATGAGACAAACGGCACGGTCATCATCGCGCGCAACATGCGCATGGAGGGCTGTTCGCCCTTTGCCGCGCGCCACACCGCGGCCGCCACAGATTGCGAATATGATGTGGCCTGGGCGCAGAGCTATGCGATTGGCGTTGACTACACCCCAAGCGCAACCCGCGCCGGCAATGCCGTATTCAACCGCCACCGCGCGCCGACATCGCGGCTGACGCGGCTGCTCGCGCAGATCCCGAATATCCGCGCTGCCGCCTTTTGGCAGAGCAGCACGGAGATAGGTGTGGAGGGCGCCTGCATCATGGCCACTTCCACCACCGCCGAGACCAGCATGGCCGCGCTTTCCTGGAATGGACTCAATGGAATTACGCCGACCGCACGCGGCCTGCTGCTGAACCCCAATCGCGGCATCGGCTTTGTCTTGCAGACCACCCACGCCAAGGAATTCCCGCTGGCGCATTGGTTGGTGGGCGGAGCAGATGGCGGGCGGCTTTGTCTGCGGTGCTTTGATGGGGCTGGCATTGTGCGGGAAAACATCGCCGGCGATGCGCTGGCATCCGGCACGACGCTGCAATGGGCGCCTACTTCCAAAACCTGGCAGGCCGGCGCAGTGATGCAGGAGAGCGACCTCAACCGCCGCCAGACGGTGCGCTTTGGGCCAGAGGTTGCCTTTGCGCAAATCGGGATCATTGGCTTTGATGGGCAGATCGAGTTGGAGGCGCTCCGCCTTTACGGCCTGCCTGAAGACGCGCCGGCGGTACTTTCGGGCTGCCCTGCGCTGTCCGCTGGCGGGAGGACGCTGATGTTTTCCGCCAGTTGGGATTTGCCGAGCATGGCGCCCGGTGCGACGACCAATGCGGATGTAACGGTGCCCGGTGCGCGGCGGGGGGATTTCGCGGATGCTTCGCTGGATACCAGCAGCATTGCCTTTGTGCTGGATTGCCATGTCTGGTCGAATGACAAGGTGCGCGTCACGGCGCGGAATGTGAGCCTGTCCACCGTGGATTTGCCTGCGGCGGGACTGCATGTGCAGGTGGTAAAGCGACGGGTGGGATGAAGGACGGGGGCGCGATGAATGCCCCCGGCGAAGACGCTGCCATCAGCCGGGCCAGCCTGCCGTTGGCGTCGCGGGGGTTCAGGGTAGTGGAGAGGGTGTAACAACTTCTGCACGCGGGCGTCCGGAAACCTGGCACACCAAAACAAACCAAACACCAACCGAAAGACCATTAGATGCGATAGCAAGCCATGCATGTTTTTCACCGAGGGCCAAAAACATCAGGACGCACGATATTGCGTCACAACTGACCCGCTTGCTGGCCCCTTAGACGGCAATTTCATCTCTTCTAGGTTGGAGCATTTGACACCGCGCGCTGCAGATGCAGTGTTGCCGCAACGCCCCCGCTAGGCGCGACGCTGATCTCCAATTTGCCGTTATGAAGCGCCGCAAGCTCGGCGGCGATGCCCAGGCCAAGGCCGCTACCAGGCTTTCGCTCGTCCAGTCGAACGCCACGCCCAATAACAGCGTCACGCTCAGCCTTTGGCAGGCCGGGGCCATCGTCGATAATGCTGACCAAAACTTCGCCGTCCGTCATAGCAATAGACACCAGGACCTTGCCATGCGCCCACTTGCAGGCGTTCTCCATCAGGTTACCCAGCATCTCGGTCAGGTCTTGCGGGTCCACGCGTACGTACGCACCACGTTCGCCTTCCACCACGATGGAAACGCCGCGATCAACAAAGATACGCCGAAGGGCATTCGCAATCTCCTCGGCGATGACAAATGGCGCGACACTCATGCCAGCATTCGCCTTGGCCAGTGCTGAGGTTCGCGCGCGTGCCAAGTGGTGCTATACCAGCCGCTCCAATCCCGAAGCCTCTGCCCGAGCTGTTTCGATGTCTGGTCTGTCTTGATCCAATGCGTTGCGCAGCACTGCCAGTGGCGTCTTCACCGCATGCGCGAGATTGCCGACATGGGAACGCGCACGCTCCACCGTGACGCGGTTCGCAGCGATCAATTCATCCAACTGAACGACCAACGGGGCGATCTCTGAGGGGGCTTCAATCGCAAGCTGCTCGCGCCGTCCGTCACGTATCTCGGCAAGCGCTTGGCTCACGCGGCGGAGCGGAGCGAGGCCAGCGACCACCATGGCCACAACACCGGCCACCAGGCCTAGTCCAAGCAAAGTGAATGTCAGCAGCAGCAGCGCGCGAAGCTGATCGATTTCCACCTCAACCTCCGTGCGCGATAGTGCCACCGCGACATGTGCGGTTCCCGTCGCCCCGGGCAGCAACAGATCGCGCTCGGCAACGCGAAGCATCTCATCACGTGGGCCAGACACATCCCGCAGCACTACGCCCTCATGTCCCGACGTTGCAGCCGGCAGAGTTTGGTCCCAGAATGAGCGGGATGTGGCAAGGGATCCATCAGGCGCGGTAATCTGCCAATAGGCGCCACTAAAGGGGCGTTCGA